CACGTGAGACTCTAACAGCGCATAGCCCAAAAAACAATAGAAAGTGTCGACTGCGTCGCAATTCGCGCAACTATGTCGCATAGTGTGAGATATTTACCCTAGCAATAGTCGCATGGTGTACTACACTATAAGGAGTAGTAAACAACAAAAGGAAAACGAGAAAATGAAAAACACTAATAGAGAATTATGGTTAAACCGAGTCGCTAAAGAATTAGAGAGACTGTTTAAACGCGTCGGCGCTCCCGCGCTTCCTAACTATCGCGTGACTTGCGGCTGGCCCTCACGTAAAGCCCTCACTCGTAAAAATAAAGTGATCGGTCAATGTTTCGATAAATCATGTAGCAAGGACAAAACGACCGAAATGATCGTTTCGATGTTTATCGATAACGAGGCGGACGCCGCTCAGATCCTCGCCCACGAAATGATCCACGCCTCGGTCGGCACGGCCGCCGGTCACGGTAAAGCATTTCGCGACGTTGCGATCGCTATCGGCCTCACTGGCAAAATGACCGCCACGGTCGCCGGCCCTGAGTTTACAAAATGGATCAAGCCGGTACTGAAAAAAATCGGTAAGTATCCCCACGCCACGGTCGACGCTTCGGCCGCGACTCGTAAACAGGGGACGCGAATGATTAAAGTCGCTTGTCCCGAGCATCCGGAATTTAGCGTTCGCATGACCCGCACCTGGTTAGACGCTGACACGTTCGGCGCTCCGATTTGTCCGAACTGTCATTCGACAATGATCGAGGCCGTCGCCGGCGCAAACCGGAAAGCGGCATAAACCACGAGGGCGGCCGACCTGGCCGCCTTTCCCTGGAGCAAATTATGACAATCGCAAACGAAAAAGAAATCCTCGCCCTGGCGGCACTTGGCGCCATTTTTTATATCGGCCATTCGGGCGGTAAGGATTCGGCGGCAATGTACGAGGCCATTTTGCGGCTCGTGCCGGCGGCTCAGATCCGCGTCGTTCACGCCGACCTCGGCGAGGTCGAGCACGTCGACGTAAAGGATTTTATTCGGAATAACATCGACGGCCGCGACCTGATAGTCGCTCGCGCTTTCCACAAGGACGGCCGGCCCGCTGATTTTTTTAGCCTGATCCGCCAGCGTCGCGCCTCACTGGACGCGAAAGGAAATCACGACGCGCCGGCGTTCCCGTCGTCAGCGGCTCGCTTTTGTACTAGCGATTTAAAAACCGGCCCGATCTGGCGCGAGATCCGCGCCGAGGGCCATGCGATCGTCGTTAATTGCGTCGGGATTCGCGCCCAGGAGTCAGCCGCCCGAGCCAAAAAAATCGGCACTCGCGGGACTCTGAACGTCAACCAGAAAAACACGAATTCTAAACGCCAGGCTTTCGACTGGTGGCCGATCGCTCACTGGTCGATCGATCAAGTTTGGGCCGAGATCGAGGCCGCCGGAAAAAAACGTCATCCAGCCTATGCGGCCGGTAATGATCGACTGAGCTGCGCGTTTTGTATTTTTGGATCAGCGAACGATCTCCGAAACGCCGCCGCCGAGCGTCCCGAATTATTGGCCGCTTTCGCCGCGCTGGAGATCGAGGTTCGTACCACCATGTTTTCGACCGAGACTCTCGCCGAGAGAATCGCTCGATAATCCTTAACCCATAACGGAGAAAATTATGGATCACAATCACGAAACAATTATCAGGAAATTTCTAGTCGAGGCCGACGACCTCGGCCATTCGTTTATTAACCACGAGGGCCAGGACGACCTCGGCGAATACGATCGGACGGTCGATATTGACTCGACGAAATCCGTCGCTGGTCGATACGATCTGACCTTTCGCGATCGCGATTTCGACCTGAGTCAAACGATCGGCGCCGGCCATCTTTACGAGCTGAAAGTGGTCGACGCCGTTCGGGCGATCGACGTTTTTTTGACCGGCTACCTCCTGGAGGAGGACGAGGATTTTTTCGATCAGTTTATCAACCAGGCCGATCGCGAATGTTTCATCATGCCGAGCTTTGTCACGCCGACGCGGCTTAAAATCTGTTACGACTTGCCGGCGAGCGGGGCGGTTTCAGCCTGGCGCCATCATGTGACGTTCACAAAATACCGGAGCCAGGAGGAGGTCGCGAACCGCACCAGGGGCCGCGCACGACTTCCAGGCGAGCACCTGCAAAGCGTCCGTTATATTGCGAGGCTCTATTAATGAAAAATACAGTCGTCACAGTACACGAGGACGAGGGCGTCCGGACTGGCCTGGTCGTGACCGTCGGGCCGAAATGGCTCGGCGTGATCTGGCCAGACTCGTCCGGCATGACCATTAACAAGGTCGCCATAGACGGCGGCCGATATCACGAGATCGATTACCCGATCAAAAAGGCCCGTCGCCGGCTGCGAAAGTGCGCGACGAATTTCGGTATCACTAAAGCGGGACGCCTGGCGCTCCGCGATCCTAAACCATAACGGAGAAAATTATGGAAATTCAGATCCTACATTTTGAATCGACCGGCGCCGCTTACGACGCCGCAATGAGCGACGACACCATTCAAACCGGCGACGTCCTGGTGATAACGGGCGAGGGAGTTATCGGCCTGGCGGACACCTGGCCGGTCGCCGTCACGCTCGAGGCTGGCCAGTTGCACCACGTCCGCGACGGCCTGACTCTCGAGGGATATGGTTTCGATCCCGATAGCGTCGACAAGGCCGAGCACGTCGCGGCCCGATACGGCTTTCCCTTAAACACAACCGGAGCAAATAATGAAAAGTAAAACCCAAAAATTAGAGCTCGGCGATTTCGAGCTCGGCCATATTCGAGCAATGCATAAGGGCCAGGCGATCGCGTTCGTCGGGACGACTCGAGGGCTCGGTCTCGCCATTAGAGACCAGGCCGGTTTCTGGCCGATCCCGCTCTCGTGGTTCCGTTGCGACTCAATGGGCGCGGCTATGACATACGCCGACCAGCTTAACGAGTACGCGCTCAATATAACCGACGCCGAGGCCGTCTCGATCGTCGCCTCGACCTGGAAACAATCCCAAACTTAAACCGGAGAAAATTATGGAAATCATAACGCACTTTTTTAACACGACCGTCGAGGCTTACGAGGCCGCGCAAACCGACGAGGGCATTAACGACGGCGACGTCCTGGTGATCCAGTCCGAGGAGGTCGTCGCTATCGTCGGCGACTTCCCGATCGCGGTCACGTCCTGGGCCGGCGAGCTCCACGCGCTCGAGGACGGGGACACGCTCGAGAGTCTCGGCTTTGATCCGGAATCGATCGCAAAGGCCGAGGCCGAGGCCGAGCATATAGGCGCCGCCCTGATCGCTCGCCGTGAGGTTTCCGAGGTCTCAAAGGAAACGATCGATCGCGACGTCGAGGAGGCTTTCGATTGCCTGGACAATGTTCTGAAAGCCAGGGCCGAGGCAAAGGTCAAAGCCTGGGACGCTCTCGGTCGATATAAATTTGAAATGTTCGGCTATTGGGCGAGCTCCTGGGTTAAATATAATCAGGCATTGCCGCGAGGGCTCCGAGTCGGGAACCCGTTTAAACGCGCTGTCGAGCTGGCCAGGGAATCTCGAAACGAGCTGGCGACCAGGAGCGGACAATGAACTGGTTTGATGATATCAAAAACGACGCCGACGCCCAGGCACACGACGAGCGCAATCGGAAAACGATCCCGAGCGAGGCTCACCAGGAACCCGTCCGCCAGCATAACCAGCGAGCGAGCGACTCCGAGGTGGCGGCCGCGATCGCGGCGAACGAGCCGGATCTGGTGCGGGCTCAATTCCGGAGAGCGATCCGAAAACTCGAGGAACATTTCGAGGACAGTCTGGACGCTACCGGAGCCCAATCAGGTCAAAATATACTCGCTCGAATCCATCAAATCACAGGAGAGCGCCGGCGAAAATATAAATAAATTGACCTGGATTAATTTAGGGAGTAAAAAGTAAAGCCCCGCGAGGTGATCTCGACGGGGCTTTTTTTTCGGTTAATGCTTTGCAGGCTGGACACCGAATTCGCAAAATTACCAGAATTTCGTCCTCCCTGCAAATAAAAATTAATCGGTTCCGGCGTGAGCGGCTAACGCGAGCGCGTCGGTTTAATCGATGGGACTCGGGGATTCGGACAACCATCACACGAGGCGAGCCTGGAACCGTGCCGACAAGCGTCCAGGGCCGACCATAAAACGCGACGAGTCTTAATCGTTTTTTAGGTGAGGCGTCCGAGGATCTCGATCTATATCGGGACGGCCTCGGGCTGCCTCCCTTTCCGCTCGGAATCTTAGATAAAAAAAAGATTTTCTTTTAACTGTTGCCGTTGTTGTGCATAAAACCAGGAGATAAAAATGGCCTCAAGCGCCTGTAAAGATTGCCACGCCCCGATCGATTTCATCCAATTAGATAATGGCCGCTGGAAGCCAGTCCGACCAGGGACTCGGGAATTCCATCGATGCGAGCTCGAGCAAACTTGCGCCGATTGTAATCAGAAATTCCAGGGAGCGCCCTGGATGAAAACTTGCCAGACCTGTTTTAAAAATAGCCGGCCAGGTCGTCAGGGATTCCAGAGGCCGGATAATTCCGAAACGGGCAATTTCGGCGACCAGCCGGCGCGATCAAAAAGCCGCTATGACACGAAAGCCTACCCGCCGAGAAAACCAGTCGAGGCGGTTAAAGATAACGACGACGGATTCGACGATATTCCATTTTGAAAAAGGCCGATCGAGACGCTCTCATTTCGCCCAGGCGCGACGATCTCCTCGGGGATAGTACCGGAGGGCCGGCACCAGGAGCGAACGAGGGCGATCAACCAGGCGACGATCCTCGGTTATATGGCGAGGCCCTCCCCGATCCCGATCCGATTCCTGTCAACCGTGCGAAACTCGCGATCCACCTGGACGACTGTCAGGAGCTCGAGAGCTGGATTTATAAACAGGACTTCCCGATCCATAGACAGGTAACGGCCGCGCACCTGGTCGAGGCTCTCTCGGGAATGATCCGAGCCGATTTTCGCTGGTTGTGTTCTGCAATGGCCCAGGCCGAAAGGGCGCCGGCGCCGTCAGTAATGCGCCAGGCCCTAATCGACCGGAACGTGGCCGTCCTACGTTAGGAAATAGGAACGCCAGCCGCCACGTATTTATCGGACGAGTTTCGGCGATTGCGAAATGTATCCGCACCGACGAACGTCGGGACAGTGCCGGCGACGTTGCTGTCATTCTCGATAGCGTCGAGGATCTCGGCCTCAGTGACGCCCACGACGACCGACGAAAGCGCCGTCGTAACAGTCAGGCCCGCGTCACCAGCTCCGGAGATAACAGTCGTCGCGGCGGCCACGCCAGGATTAACCGTATATTGGCCAGGCTCGATTATTTTAACGCCAGTCACGACGCCAGCCGCCACGACCGAGACCATGCCGGTCGCCTGGAGCGAGGACGTCCCGCCGACAATGGCGAACCGATCGCCGACCGCGTAACCAGTGCCGCCCGCGATAATGGCCAGCGTGTCAAGTACGCGTAACGGCGACGCGTTCGCTCGAGCGGCTTCTCGGATCAGATAATTATCGAGCGCCGGCTGGCGAGCTTGCAACCTGGCCGAGGCCGCGACTAATCGATTTCGATGGCGGAGCCGGCGGATTCTCGGCTGGCTGATTTTCTGCAATTGTGTATTACTACTCATGGTTAGATCCTCGTTAAATTTTAAAGAGTGCGTTTAAACACGTTGCCAGGGCGTCCAGATTAGCCGCTGATCCACGTATCGGCGGATTCCTTAACGATCCTGACTCTATCACGATCGCCCGCGAGAGACACGATTCCGCGAGTCGTGAGGCCCGCTAATGTGAACGTGACGGAATTTAATCCGGAGTTATTGACGACATAAAACGCGAATCCGATCGGCAAAAGGTCGCCGGCGTCGGTCTGGATCGTCACGGCTCGAGCGGCGGCCGTGGTGTCGAGCTCGATCGTCGCGTCCATGTGAAAGCCGTCGATCGTTATATCGGCCGCCTGGGCGATTACCTGGCCGATCGCTTGCCAGCGTGTCCCGTCCCAATGTCGCAAAACGTCGAGCGCCCGATCCCAAACCTCCCAACCGATAACCGGCACGGCGAAAACCCATAGCGACGTCGCGGCGTTCCAGACGGCCAGCTCGTTATCGTGAGTCGTAAAAAGGCCCGAGCCCGCGTCGCCGACGATATAAGCGTCGGATAATGCCGGCACTCCTGGCGAGGCGTTTCGCTGATCGATCACAGTGCCGAGCGCGAACGCGTCGAGGAGCATAGCGTTATTATCATAAGCCGCTTTCCAGCCGTCCGAGCCGGCGTCGTGTTCGTAATTCAGGCCGAGATTTAAAAGGGCGGTTTGTGGCATGGTCTAGCCTCCTATTGTGTAAATGATTCGACCAGGAGCTCGAGGCCAAAACTCGCCCGAGCGTCGAAAGTAAAAATCGCGTTTGCGCTATTGTGCTCGATCTCGATCGACGTTACAAAGGTCGCGCCGCCGATCTCGCGAATCGCTAGATTTGTATTGACCACTGTAAACGACGCCGAGAGATTAATCGCGGTCGTTAGCCTGGCATAAATGTCGTCGCGATAAGGCGAGTCCGCCGCGTCGGGAGCGGTCGCGGTTTCCTGGAATAGAGTCCCGCCGAGGTCGATCGTGTACACCTGGCCGAGCGTGACCGGCGAAATCGGCGAGGTACTGGTTCGGTATTCAGTATCGAACGAGACGCGGATCGCCTGGTGGCGTCCCTGCTGTGAGAATACTTGCGGTTTAAATAATTGCTTTCCGAGCAATCGGAGCGGCCCGAATCCGCCCTGGTAGATCGTATTATCCGGAGCGGTTTCCCAAAACTCCGGAGCGACCAGGGCGAAATTTTGTTTCATTGTAACCTCGACGCCGACGCGATCTTGAGGCTGGCCGAAAAAGGGCGAGCCGGCTCCTGGCACGGGCGAATAATTCGACCAGCGAACGGCGAGGATATATTCCGACCAGACACTCGAGGCGAGCTCCTCGAGCTGTGAGAGTAAATCGGAGTCGCCAGGCAATCCCACGACCGCCGGCGTCCCGTCTCGGAGCGGAACCTGGCGATTAATTGCCTGAGTCCCTGGAGCGACTTCACGGCCTCCCCAGGAGATCGCGAGCGATTGAATCCCGCCGGCGTCGATCGACTTTTTCGCCTCGGCCGTTAATCCGACCACGGCGAGGTCGAGTTTATTGGTTCGAGATACGGCGCTGTTATAGGTCGCGGCAATGTCCGGCGCCAGGCTTTCGATCGCGGGACTCACTGAGTCGTCGCCCTGGAATAAATCAAAGTGCATTATTTGAGCCTTGCCGTTCAGGATCGAGCTCGCCTCCTCGATTATGTCAGCTCGAGATCCGGCCGAATTATTCTGGATTGATCCGCCGAGCGATCCGAAAAACGACGACACGGTGAGCACGTCGCCGACCACGCTGGCCGAGACTTTGACCGGATCGAAATCGGCCGCGATCAGATCGCGGATTTCGACCAGGTAATCGCGGACGGCCGTTTTCCCGCCGGCGGTGCCGAGGATAATATAATTTTCGTCCTGGCCGATCGTGCCGCCGAGCTCGAGGAAAGTAATCCGGATATAAAGGTCGTCGTCGCTGTCGAAAGTCCCCGAGGCGGTGAGGCGGAATAGTGACTCGGTCGAGACGCCTGGAACGGGAACGATCCCCGCCGGCGGATCGCCTTTAACCAGGATCACGCCAAACGAATCGCCGCCGAATTTCTCGTCGAATTTATAACCCATTCCATAGATCGCGAACGGGCCGATCGTCCAGATTTCCGACTCGCCGAATACGTTTTGGCTCGAGAGCTCGAATTGATATTGGTCTGTAACCGTGTCGTCGGCGAATCCTTGCGCGTTATACGCTCCCTCAGTCACGCCGGCGGGGATGCCGCCCACGTCGAGCACGGTAACAGGGACGCCGGCCGGATCTTGAATAATCCGCAAATGGAAGCCGACGCCATTCTCCTCGGTCACGTGCGGATCGTCCCAGGCGGTCGCCCTGGCTTGTGTGAATTTGTCGGAGCCGTGCCAGCGGATCGAGAACGTCCCGACCAGCTCGGCGCCTGACGGTGAGCCGGCGTCGACTGGAAAATACCCGCCGCCTGGTGCCGTCGGATTAATCTGGACGTCTCGAGGCGGATAGGCAAACGCGCCCCGTCCGGTCGTGGTGATTCCGATCGCGACGATCGAGCCAAACGGGAAAACAGAAAACGGCGTTTGTGTTTGGTTTTTAACCTGGTAATTTCGAGTCCGGTCGTCGTTCGGTAATGAATTGACCAGGCCGATCCCATAGGAAAAAATCCAGACCGGCGAATCGTTCGCGTGAGGCGCCGGCAATGTATCGAGAGCGCCTCGAAATATATTTTGAATCTCGAAAGTGCCGTCGAGGTTATCCACGATCGTCGAGAATAGGATCAGCTCGTCGTCGATTAATAAAAGATTTTGCAGGGCCTCGAGCCCGATCGCGTCAGCGTCGAGGACTCGATCGACGTCGATCGGGGCGTCAATCTGGAAGCCGACCGCGTCCTGGAATCCATTGGTCTCGCCTCGATCGATCGCGCCGTTCAATAAACCATAGGGAGAAAACTCGCCGCCTGATCCTGGCGGAATAACGTCGCCCTCGGTCGGCGCGGCCGCCGGCCCTGGCGCGTCGACTTCCGTCGCGAAAATATTAAAATCGGCGGTCATGTTCCCAGGAGTCCGGACGACAATGTCGCCGACCTGGAGGAACGTCGTCGGTATGCCGGTGTCGCTGACGTCGGTCAGGACGAACGGGAGCTCGAGGAGGATCTCGGCGAACGCTGCGACGGCCGAGTCCGAGGGAGGCGTCCACATTGAATCGGTCGGATCGGCAAAGCTGGCCGCGCCGGTCGTGAATATGTCCTCGGTGAAATCGATTTTTATTTTATTGTCGAGGATCTGGCCGCGATTAACTTTTGTTATCCGGATCGGGAGGCGAGTCAGGCCGAGCACACTCCAGGACAGCTCGCGCACGTCGCCAGGTTTGAGATCGTATTGACTCCGGTCGGAGGTCAGCGAGCCCGTGGCCAGCGGGAACGATAACAGGCGGAGCTCGCGCCAGGCGATTATATTCGCCAGTGCCGGCGTTTTGACGCCTGGCTGTTTGATCTCGACCGCGTTCACGGCCTGGTTAATATCGACGTTCGCCATATCCTGCGCGAGCGCATAACTCACGGCGTAATTTTTATTTCGAGAGGTAAAATTGACGTTGACGACGTTCGAGGTCGACGCCCAGGAGGGCCGCGTGAATTTAGTCAGCGCCTCGACGTTTGTTTCGTCCAGGAGCGGGAGCGTTCCAGGCGTGTAGTCGTCGCGGATTAGCTGGAAATCGAACCGGCCCGAGATCGGATCTTGAAACAAAATCCCGTCGACTTGCTCCTCGACAATCCGGATCGTCTCGAGGACGTCCTGGACTCGATCCCATATCCAGGCGAATCCCTGGCCCTCGGTTGCGAGCGTGGCGGCGAGAATCCGAAAGTTTGCGACGTTAATATTAACCGCCGCAATATTGAGGCCCCACTCCTCATTATTCAAAACCTCGAAAATTACGTTCATTGGATTAGCGCCGAAATCGACGATCTCGTCGCCTGGCTGGAGCGTCGCGAGATCGAGGCCGTCGGGATAACGAGAGATTTCAAAAGCGAACGGCCGGAGCGAGGGCGCCGTCCCGACGTTGCCATGTTCCCAGGATATATAAACCGTCCCGCGATAGGTCGGCGTCGGCGTTTGGAAATCCGTCAAATAAGCGTCGACGAGTTGCGTCTCAGATCCTCGATAAAATCGAAACGGCCCGATCAGTCCGCCGCCGCCGCCAGCGTCGGAGCCGCCAAAAAATTTCGGCTGGTTGATATCCCCGACCGCGCCGGCGTCGGTCGGTATCAGCGGCGGGTCGGCCGTGTCCGCCTCGAGTCCCCAGGCATAACTATCGTCGACGCGGATATGGTGCAAGGCGTCGCCGAGAGCGCCGTTAAAAGGCCCGCGACATAATGCAAACTGGAGGCCGATAAAATACGTGTATCCGGTCGTTTGAGTCGAGCTCGAGAATAGTCCGGTTTTCACTTTTTTAGTGATCGCGGACGTGGTGAGATCGCCATACCAAACGATGTTCGGGCCGCCGAGTTTGACCTTTCCCCAAATGATCGGGACGACTCGGCCCTCGGTCGCGGTCGGGACATTAAAATCGCCGATACCGGCCGGCTTTGCGTTCTCGAGTTTTGGTTTCGGCCGGAGTAATTCGGTGATTAAAAACGTCACCAGGTACGTTAAAAGCATCGTAAAAAATGGCATTATTTACCGCCTCGGATGCTCGAGCCGAATGGGTTTTTAATCGGCACAAATGGAAAGCCGCCGTAATTATCCACGTTCGCGAATTTAGTATCGCACGTCGCCAGCGAGTGATCGCAGCCGGCAAACACGTCGACGCTCGTGCCGAGCACGGGCTCGGCAAATGCATTTAACAGCGTGAGCACGTCGCCCGATTGCGCCAGGATCAGGCGGGCGTCGTCAAACGTGCCGGCGGGAGCTCGGACAAAGCCGGCCGTCGTCCAGCCGGCGCCCTCGGCCGCGAACAATCCGGCGACCTCGATCTCGCGACCATTGACGGACGCGACTGTCCCCGTAAACCGGAACGCCGCCTCGACGATTTTGCAGCGGCCATCATAGAGCACGTGATTACATAACGACTGATAATTGAATCGCGGGCCGGAGCGTTTAAACACGCTCGTCGATGGCGAGCACGATAGCGTCGCCACCAGGGCGCCGTCGAATCCGGCCTGGGCCACAAAGCCGTCGAACAGCAAAAGGGTCTCCTCGGCGGGATCGTCAGCGTGGGCTCTGAAAATCCGAACCGACCCGACTTTTCCAGGTACGTTCGAGATATATTGCGAGGCGATCGGATGGCTCAATGGCATATCGATTTTTAATTCATTGATCGCTTGCTCGACCGAGTTTTGAACCTGGCCTCGGGAGATCTGGATCGCCGTCCAGGTCACGCCCTGGAAAACTATATCCTGGTTGTAACTGGTGAGCCTGGTCGTCTCGGCGCCATAGCGAAACTCGTAAAGCTCGAGGACGTTCCCGTCCTCGCGGCTATTCTCTAACGCGTCAAAAGTCACGACGGCACTCCGATCGATTTAATCGATATCCTGGTCTCGCCTGGGCGCCGGTGCTCGAGCGTCACTTTATCGTCGGAGATCCGCGAGAGCGGTAAAATCGTCATTCGCTCGATCTCGGCCAATGGTAGCGCCGGCGTGATCGGCGGCGTGATCGATATCGATTCGACGAGCTCACTGGCCACGCTCGAGCCCGTCACCAAATGGAGGCTTTGAGTCCCGTCGGTTCGGAGGATCAGGAGGTCGCTCCGAGGCGTGATCGATCCGACGAAATCAGTCCAGCCGATATTCGGAATCGTGAATCCTGTCGCGCTGTCCCCAATGTCTAACAGCGGTTTAAAGTCTCGCCGGCCCGTCGGGATATAAAACGCGGTTTGTGAGCCTTTTAAAAAGTGCATCAATTTACGAAAGTCCCAGGTCTCGAGCTGGCTTTTCGCCTCGGTCGCGAATTGATAAAGCGGCTTGCCTTTCGACCAGGGCGAGAAAGTTATTTTCGGGCCGGTCTGGTGATCGAGCTCGACGGTTCGCCGGCGGATTCCCTCCTGGATGGTGTTCCCGCTCATAAAGTTAAGGCCGTCGAGGACAGGTTTCGCGATTGTCTGGCCGGTTCCCTGGAACGTCGTCACGGCTCCAATATCCGAAAGGTCGATATTGTCGAGGACGTCGAAAACCATAGAGAAGTCACTCGGGCCGATAGCGAAACGATTATCCTGGAGGCTCGGTTTTGTGTAGGCGGAACGGAGCGGCATAACGATCGCCGACAGCGTACTGAAATTATTTAGAAATCCAGTTTTAACCGTGATCGCGGTCGGCGTGAACGAGTCGACCTCGAGCGCCTCGAAATTAAAATCGCCATCGTAAACCATGACCAGGGAGTCGTCTCGATAGTCGCTCGTCGTCGTGTCGACGGTAATCACCAGGTCGTTAATCGCGATCGCGGCCCCGAGCGGCTCGGCCTCGTGCCACATTGGAATCCCAAAAACTCGCGCTTGCCAGTCGAAAAGCACGGCGTTTATTTTGTCGCGGCTGCGATCGTCGTCGGTGCGAACCGTGAAAGCGAACGATTGACGCGGCGCCTCGCGGAGTTTGATCCGTTGCTCGGTGCCATCGAATAGCCGGATTATGTCGGTTTTAAATGCCAGGGTTTCGCGGATTGGCGCTTGTGGCCGATATTGAAAAATCGTGATCCGGTTCCCCGTGACCGGCACCGAAATCGTCGCGGACGTCGGGGCCGAGAATCCAAAGTCGAGCGAGCCGGAGATCGACGGCGGCCCGCTGGTTGAAATCTGGACGTTCGCAATAAACGAGGCAAATGCCTCGATCACGAACGGGAGGCCAGGGAGGTTCGTTACTGTGATCCCCGAGCCGGCATTGTTGACGAAAGTTTCCCAGGTCACGGGCTCCGGCGGCCGGCGGAAAGCATTAAATAATTCGAGCGTCCGGATCTGAACCGAGAGCACGTTCCCGAGGTCGATCCGTCCAGGGAATACGTGACACTTCTCGAACCACTCGGGGCCGACGGCGAGCGCAATTTTGCCCGCGATCTCGGATTCGATCACGGTCTGGCGATTTGTTTTAACAGCGGGGAGGGCTCGACGATTAACCTCCCTCGTCAGAGTCAGGCCATCGCCGCCGGTTCCCCAGGAGGACACGGCCGCCGAGGTTGCCGCCCGATAGAAAAACGCGAGGCGCTGGCCAGATCGAGATCCGTCAGTGACTCCGACCTGGCCGGCCGGTGCTCGAGCGAGCGGGACTGGATTATTCGGCGGGTCGAAATATGGAGACGTGCCGAGCCCTGGAACATAAAGCCGGAGCGTTCGAGGGCTCCCGACCTGGTCGTTAATCGAGAGGGCGGGGAAGCCCAGGACGGCGGGGAAATCGGCCATCGTTTACGCCAATTCCTGACGATAAGCGAGTCCGCCGTTCCAGCTCTCCTCGGTATCGTTTTTCAGAAATTGCTTTCGTACCCACGGGAAAACGAACCAGGTCTCGCCGGCAATAACAAACGTCTCGCCTGGATCGAGGTTCGCTATATTGACCACGCGGACGTCGGGATGCGTTCCCAATAGCCGACGCGTGTCCGGAACGCCGGTATTATCGGCGACGTGGACGACGATCGGGATCAGCGGCTTAAAAGCGGTTAATTGTGAGAGCCTGAACGGTGTCATTTGCCCATTCATCCCGCCCCGCGAACCGCCCTGGCAAGGGAGCCGGTCATTACCGGCGCGATCTTGCTGGACGGGGAAATTACTTGACGACCCGATCAGCGCCCATCGATCGGCGGCGGCTTGTTCGGGCTGGTCTCGGACGTGCATAGTCGCATAAAAATTCGTTCTGGCTCCGGCCGAGTTTGACTCGAGGCCGATCGTGTGAGTCGACGAGGTCGGCGCGTCAATTTGTGAGACGGCTTGCCGCCAATTGTGGCCATAAGAATACTCGCCGCCCTGCCAGTCGCCGATTTTTTCGATCTCGCCAAAACCAAAATGGCGGAATCTATTGGTATCAACCTCGACGACAATGTGACAATAAGCCGGCGCGGCGTTCTGTTCAAAAAAATGATAGGCGGCGTGAGGGCCGGCAAATATATTAACGCTCCGGCCGGTATCGAACGCGCTCGCCACCAGGGACGCCGCGCCGACGCCCGAGTCGCCGGTCGAGAGCCAGACACTCACGGGGTCGTCGTTCGAGAAATTTTGATAAATGGCGAGCGTCCCGCCGTCGGTTGCCTCGGTGTATTGGAACGCGACGAAAATCGAGTTTTTACTGAAAGCGATCAGGCCAGGGTCGCCGGTCGTGGCGAAATCCTGAGTCCAGCCATTCGCCACCAGGAAGATCGAGAGCTTTTGCATTAAGTCCTGGATCGAGGAGCTGGTTCCGGTTTCGTAAGCCATTTTAAAACGTCCTCTTAATAGCGAAAAACGTCCAGACGTCCGTCCGGTTGCAATTCTGAAATAACAAATAAACGTCGCCATTCGCGTCGGTCATGGTGTCCTCGGACACGGCGCCGATCCCGAAAACGACCACGGGATAGACGTCGATCAGCTCGCCGAGGAATTGCTGAGACGGCTTTTTTTGATAAAGCATAGTCGGCCATAGAAACGCAATATCGCCGCCGCTGTCGACCGAGGGCTGGAGAGTTTTGGCCGGCGCCGCCGTGTCGGACGCGTTGCCAAACCAAACGCTCGGATCGTCGGCCTGGACATAGGGATTAAATCGATCGATCTCTAAATATTCGACCGCGTCATTGTGCGGGATGCTCCCCGCCGGATAGATAACGCGATCGGATTTTTTAATTTTGCTCACGCCTTGCTGAAACGCGTTAGCTATGACATACCACTGACCATCGACCTCGCGGATCGCACCAGGGCCGCCGTCGTTGTTTGCGTCCTGGAGCGGGTCGTGCATCCCCGACAAATAATTCGACGACGTGTTAAATGGTTCGTCGCGGAGATTCGACGAGCCGCAACCCATAATTAACAGCGGATAGGGATACTCCGCCGGCGTGGCATAAGTGAAAATAAAGCCGAGATATGCGTTTGTATAGGAGGCGCCGGATTTCGCGATTAGCTTAATATGAAAGCCGTCGATCACGATAAAAAAATCAATGATTCCGTTATTGAGCGGCGTCGTTAGCGTGTCGGTCGCTACGACCGACCGACTCGAGCCTGGCTGACCGTCGAACGCCTCGCCATTATCGAATCCGGTATTCCCCGCGAGCTCCCAATAAAACGCGCCGGCGCTGACGTTGCGTTTTGTTTCTATGCCGATAAAAATCTCGTCGGCTCCGGAGCCCACGCCTCGGAGTAACAGCTCGCGCTCGGGCGCGGCGAGTACCTGGCTCCGATCGGTCGACCAGCCTGTCGCCAGGATCGTCGCGTCGACGGTGAGATTAATCCCGACAGCGGGGAGGATCGCGGTCGTCGTGGCCGCGACGCCTGGCGTCACGGTGTAGGCGCCGCCGGCAAATATCCGGACAGTCAGCGCGACGCCGG